TTTTTTTCATTGAAAACCCCATGTTCTCAACATTGTTACAGAGAACCTTGAAAGAAAACCCCATGTTCTCAACATTGTTACAGAGAACCTTGAAAGAAAACCCCATGTTCTCAACATTGTTACAGAGAACCTTGAAAGAAAACCCCATTTTTCTCAAAATTTACAGAGAACCTTGAAAGAAAACCCCATTTTTCTCAACATTGTTACAGAGAACCTTTACAGATTGCACATTTACACTATTGAAAAATTCAATCATTCAAACTGAATATCGGATAATTCTTCAACCAAATTACACGGAGAACCCCTACGAGGGGTTATGAAAAACCCATGTTCTCAAAAACAAAATTTTCTAAATAATTTTCTTGAAGAATTTCTTTTTTATTCTCATGTTTTTTGGTAAAAATATAGGAATCCTGCGATTTTTTAACAGACCAACCTTTTTCTAAGGCATTCATAATAAAAACCATTTTTTGAAAACTTTTTTTATTCATTTGTATATTATTGGGTAGATCCATAAGAGTGTTTATACTATCTTGACATTCCTTTTTGTTTTCTTTTACGCCAAATTTTTTGGAGAACTGGAGAACCTGAATCAAAATTCATCAAAAACCCACAAAGTTTTCCCCTAAAATTTGATTTCTAATAAAAAAAGGGTTAAAAAGAAAACAAGTTCTCCTATAAGAAGCGAAAAATGTCCAAGAAAAAGCAGTCGGTTCTCACAATTGACGAAAAACATACAGAAATGTTGAACAAATTTCACGAAAATGAGACCATTACCATACCAAAATTAATAGAAGAAAAAGAAAGATTAAAATCAATGATACCAAAATTAAAAGAGAACGAAATCGATGCATATATGGACATTCGAGATAAGGTTCTCGCAATTCAAAAAGAAATTAAACAATTAAAGAAAGAAAAGAAACAATATTTATTAGACAATTCCAAATATATTTTCGATTATTTTGAAGAAAAAAAGAAGATTTCATCAGGAGATAATAATCAAAATGTGAATGTTCTCAATAATTTTTTTCGAATTAAAGCAAAAGATGAAGAATCCGCGGATCCCAATAGTGATAAATATAAACAATCGAAAAAATTGTATCAAAATTATTGGCGGAATGTGAATAATGAAATAGTGAATATCCATGATTTTGTGGTTCCATCCGATATTTGCGAAATATGTCAAAAAGGGGAGATGATACCACAAGATGAAGAAGGTATTTTAATATGTAATAATAAAGATTGTGGAAAATTCGTCACTTATATTATTGATAGTTCGAAACCAACTAATAAAGAACCACCGAATGAAGTATCGTATACTGCGTATATACGATTGAATCATTTTAAGGAAATATTATCCCAATTTCAAGCAAAAGAAACGACACAAATACCAGAGGAAGTGATTGAAGCGATTCGTGCGCGTATAAAGAAAGAACGAATTACGGACATGTCGTTATTAAATTATGAAAAAATGCGTGAAATTTTGAGAAAATTAGGCTATAATAAATATTTTGAACATATTCAATATATAAATTCTATTTTTGGAATTAAACCGCCAATTATGAGTGAAGAATTACATGAAACTTTATGTGTATTATTTATAGAAATACAAAAACCATGGGCATTGCATTGTCCAGCGGATCGAACGAATTTTTTCAATTATACATATACTTTATATCAGTTATGTGTTTTATTGGATCAGACACAATATTTACCTTATATTCCGATGTTAAAAGATCGTGATAAACAAATATCGCAAGACCAAATATGGAAAAAATGCACCGCTTCTTTAGGATGGTGTTTTATCCCAAGTATTTAGATTTATAGGTGCTGCCTTATCGGTCCTCTTCTTATCGTTTCTCTTATCGGTCTCCTTATCGTTTCTCTTATTGATAACGATGTTTATGAATCTTTATCAATATCATTCGCAAAAAGTTCCTTGAAACCATACAAATTTTTGAATAAAAAAATACGGCCAATTTTTATCAATCAATTCATCATTGGATAGAGAACCAAACCAAACGGAAGTGAAAAATGGAATATAACATATAGAAAGTTTGAAATCAATCATATATTCATCAAAACTATAATTGGTAATACCATATTCAACCAATTTTCGATAATAGTAATGCTGAAAAATAGGAACAAAATGAGAAAAATGAGTGATATCAAAACTTTCCATGATAAAAAACACTAAATCTTGAACACCTTTACCAATAGCACAATGTTGCCAGTCTAAAAAATACGGTTCATTTTCATGAACCGTATCAAAGAATAGATTGGCGGATTTTACATCCCCATGAATAAAAGTCAGATGTTTATCGGATAATTGTTGTTGAATGTTCTCAAAATTCGCATAATTCTCATCCAATCTTTGTAATTGTGTAGTAGATAAAATACCCTTCCATTTTTCCTTAAAAACAGGATATTTTTCCTGTAAAAAATTTGAAAAAAATGGACAAAACAACGAATCATTGTTTTTATGTAATTGCGCAAATTTTTTTTTCAATTGTTTATTCCAAAATTTGGCATGCATTCTAGCCATTCGATCGATAATTTTCAGAGAAACATCGATACTTACGGTATTTAGATCCAGATTCAATTGAAATCCAGCCGTTTCAAATAAGTTTTCTAAAATCACTCCTTTTTCTATAAAATCATCGTCTATAATGACATTTATAAATTTCGGTATTTTCATAGGAACATATGGCGCAATATTTTTATAAAAATAATATTCTCGTTGATACAAATCCAATGTTTGCGCCATCAATGACAAATTATTGGTTCCTTCTTTTTCATATTTTACAATATAATGATCGTATTTATTCTCATTCTTTAAAGAAAATCGAATGACATCGGCAATAAAACCACCTTTTAATTTATTTTCATCAAACTGGATTTCACAATCAAAACAATCGACAATCATTTTTTGTATAGAGGATGGTTGATTCCCTTCTGTAAAATCTACAATGACGGATGCAGCATCCCCAATCGTCGTAAAATCAGAAATGGAAAAATGAACCCCGTATGTTTTCAATTCATCCTTTGTATAAATGGTTTCCATACCAATCAATCGTTTGGGATTTACACCCGAGGCACTCAATAAACCAGATTTCGAATCTTCGAAAATAATGCATTTACGATGATCTATATGATAACGCTGAATGGCATTCCAATAAGGTTCTTGATTCGGTTTTCCATGAATACAGTCGTCCGCGGAGATGATAAAATCGACATATTGTTCTATGCCAATATACTTGACAATTTCATTTGCAACTCGTTTATTGCAATTTGTAACTATACATGCTTTATGACCAGATAGACGAATGGATCGGAGAAATTCGTAGATACCTGGGACAATACGAATTTTTTCCAAATGTTGAATAAAAAGCTCATCTTTTTGTTTTGATAGTTGATGGATATCCATATGGATATTATGTAAAAAGGTGTTTGCTACATAAGTATCATGATTGCCTTGAATAAATTTTTGAAATATCTCCGGTGTGAGAACTATATTATATTGTAATAGAATGGAAGACCATACATTATAATAAATATCGTCTGTAATAACTAATGTTCCATCCAAATCGAATAAAAAAGCGTGTGTTTTGTCCACATATGCTTCTACTTCATTTGGGGTTCCAAGAGAAAATACACGATCCAATTTGCATTCGAATCCTACAAAACGATGTTGTTGAGATGATAACATTTCATGAATGACACAAGAAGTGTATTGTTCTGCTTGTCTTCCTGGTGGTGTAAAAACGATATTATGATCGACCACATATTTACAATATTGATATAATTCATGAATATTACGGAATGCATATGCCCCTGTATTTGCATTCTCCGAAATCTTTTGTTTTTCAGCGATTTGTAGAACCCTATTTTCTTCATCCATTTGAATATACGAATAAATCGGTGGTTCGGATGGTTTTTTCGTATAAAAAATCATGTTGTCATTGTCATCTTGATGACGAAAAATGGAAACAATATCTTCTGTATAAAAAGTATCACAATCAATTAGTAGACATTTTTTTGCGTAAGTGTAATTACGAAGGATAAAATCAATTCCCAAATAGAGGGTTTCCGCTGCACCTCGTGTATCATTGACTTGGATAAATTGTAATCGGAATGAAGGATAATTTTTGGAAATAATTTCAGAAAATGAGTATGAATTCAATGATTGATTGTAAATAATGAAAATATTATCTTCTGGTTGTAATTGTAAATGGGAAAGTACATAATCAATCATCGTTTTATCGAAGATCGGAATGAGTGGTTTGGGATCCCGATAACCACATTTCGAAAATCGTTCACCTTTTCCCGCAATGGGTAAAATAATATTCATTGTGATAATAAACCATATAAAAATGTTTTTATATCATTCTATTATAAAAATGAATGGATTATTGATGTTTATTGGTGGTTCATTTCGACAAGAAAATCAGAATGTAGAAGAGAATGTAGAAGAAGCTACATATCAAGGACAAATCGCAGCATGTAATAGTCATATTGGATTTATAGAATATATAAAAGAAAAATTTCAAATGAATTCGGTTTCTGTGTATATTGGCACATACACAACAAAATATGATGAAGAATTATTGAAAATATATGAAAAATATATAGTAAAACATAAAATACATCCGTATAAAATAGGTTATTCGAATATTTTTAATGAATCAATGAAAGATATAGAAGACAAGGAAACCTATGATTTTATATTTCATATTCGTATCGATTTATTTTTAAGGACTCCTTTTTACGAAATAGTGAATGTGAATTGGCCAACGATTCATTTTATTTCGATATGTTGGTGTAAATCGAATAATGTGGATGGTCATCCAAGAATCAATGATATGATGTTATTTATACCTAAAAAATATTATGGATATATTCAAAATATTTATATGGGTCATGATGTATGGAAAGATCTAATAATAAATACCGATTTGACTTATGATGATATGGATACAATGGTAAATACTTATCATGATTCAGATAGTGCAAAAGATTATAATCCTTATTACTATATTGTCAATCGTCATGTAGAAACGCATTGGTATAGTGATAATGAATGGTTTGATAAAAAAGTGGGTTATAGTTATAAAGGATGATCGCATTTTCTTCCATCTTTAATTTTATGGTTGTTTGATACGATAAAATTAAATTGTATTGTGTAAATTGCCGCATTTATAGTGCAGCTAATCGAATACCACCAGCTAATGTACTACCTAAAGAAAATCCTATACCGTTTTCGATAGGTCCTGAAATGGATGGTAAGAATGTGTCACAAATAGCGAAAACAGATGCAGCAACTAATGTAATTGATAATATTTCCTCTAATTGTAAAGGTTTTCTAGGAACGATTAAACAAATAATTGATATGGTAATACCCATGACTAAATATTTGATAATTCTTTTTACAAGTTCTTGAAAATCAATAAATCCGTTCATGTTTTTGAAAGAATATATATTATAAAAACAAAAAAATCTAGATCCATTATTTCATAATCTACAATACATGAAATCAAGATTTTGCTAAACCTTTTGATAAACTTAGTGAAAAAACCTCTTGACAAACTTAGTGAAAAAAACTCTTGACAAACTTAGTGAAAAAAACCTTCACGATAAACTTTGTGGAAAGACCTCATCGATAAAACCCCCTTGGCAAAAAAGATTCCTAAAAAACCCTTAAACAAAAAACAATACTTCTAAAAAAAGACTTAAATAAAATGTTTGATGTATATCATAGAAAAAATGTCTTTTGAAAGAAAAGTCTTAGAAAATGGTCAACCAAACCCAAAATATATCGATTTATGCGATGAAGATCAACCATTAGCCGGTCAAAAATTCGTCTGCATGTCATTCATATCACCAGAAAAAATATTAAAAAAACGCGAAACCTATTTATTCGAACATTTTGTCAAACAATGGGAATTTACAAAATCCATGGCTAAATTCTCCGATTTTTTACAATTTCTTTCCTTTAAATACAATTTAAGTATAGAAGATTTAATGAAAGATATTGCTGATTTTTCCAAAGAAGAAGAGAAAAATTTAAGGGAACAATGCACGGTAGAAGACGATTATAAAAATTTCTTGGATAAACAAGAAGATGCATTAAATACAGAATTCAATCGTGAACATGCATTTCAAACTTCCGTTCGTGGTGTAAAAGTTCGTGGTGTATTTCCAACACAAGAAGAAGCAGAAGTAAGATGTAAAAAATTAAGAGAATATGATCCAAATCATGATATTTATGTAGGTCCAGTAGGTATATGGATTCCATTTGAACCAGATGCATATAAAACAGGTCGTATTGAATTTATGGAAGAAGAATTAAATCAATTACATCAAGAAAAATTAAAGAATGAAGAAAGGGCAAAACAAGAATTTGAACAAAGAATTCGTGAAACCAAACGAAAAGCCATTGAAGAAAATATTAAATTAGCTGAAAAATCTGGAAATGTTTTAACACAAACAATTGATGAAGATGGAAATTTAATTGGTGTTAAAGAAACCGTCAATTTTGATGAAAGGGAAGCAACCACGGAAGCAGAAACCAAAAAATACAATGAAGAAGTTTATAAAAATGCGAATCGTAGAACAACCTCGGAATAATACTCTGGTGAATTTTGATTGTCCTAATGAATGAGATAAAATGTCCATATAACAACTTCGTATTTATTTCAAATAAATACGAACTTATGCCTTTTTTTTCCTTTTGTTCTCTTTGTTCTTGTTCTTTTAGATAGTCCGCATAAAAAATGAGGCGTCGTATTTTTGGATTTGGAAGTAATTCTTCATCGGTAAACCAATTATTTTTTCGAGTATTCATTCTATATATTTACATGATAAAAAATTATTTTTATAAAACAATATAAACGCTTTCGTAGAAACTATATGAATAAAAAAATGCAAACATTTTGTCAAATACTACAATATAAAATTAATAAAAACAATCGTATTATTTTTATTAAAAAAGATCAAGAAGTTCAATGGGATTTTTGGAATGAAATACATCAGTATGAATTGAATTTTATTTCAACTATACCTTTCACCCCTGAAAACCGTGAAAAAACTCCAGAAAAACCAAAAAATTGTGAAAAAAACCCAGAAAAATTGGAAGAACCTACTTTTATGGCGATATTTACTGAAATAGAAAGTTTTTTTTATAGTTTCATCAATTACCATCAACCCAAGCTGCAAACTTTACCGCAAACCTCACCAAAAACCTCATCGCAAGCTTTTCAGCAAGCCTCACCGCAAGCTTTTCAGCAAGCCTCACCGCAAGCTTTACCGCAAGCTTCTCAGCAAGCCTCACCGAAACCTTTAATAAGATCCTTATTCTATACTTACATCGCACAATCCAACGAAAAATCAAAATTCGAATATTTATACTCCACTCTAAACAACCCTTTCATCAACGAATCTACAAAAAACGAATTTCTCGACATCTTTTCATCTACCCAATCCATCTATTATAAAATATCACAATGGATTCGTAAAAAAAAACAAAAAAAACAATCTTATCAAATAACCACAGATATGTATTTAAATCCAGTCGAACCAACAGATAAATATATAATGACCATATCACAAAACAATAAAAAATATTTATTTTCCATTATAGATTTAGTGAATATAACCAATACATCACTCGGCAACACAATGCAATATTTTGCGGAACCATTAATTATAAAAAATCCATATACGAATATTCCATTTGATAAATCCACCCTCTATAATATTTATTTTTTTATGAAACAATGTTCCTTTAATATTCCTCCATTATATTATTTTTATTTTTTATCCAATTTCGATTTATGTGTATTTCGTGAAAAATATGAATCGATTATAAGAAACTATGCAATTGAAAAATATATAGAAAATTCGCCGATGGATACATTGCATACAGAAATCAAAAGCATGATTCGTAATTCTCGTTATAATTATGCGATTCGTATAAGTAAAGAATTTCCAAAAAAGAAATTAGTAGAAATCATGCGACCTTATTTAAAAATATATTTATTTGCCAATTATTCATTGGAAGCATCGAGAAGATATGAACATATGGAAGAATTCGAAAACAAAATGGATCGATTTATACAATACAATCCGAATTTTGGGCGTAAAAAAATAGTAAATCGTGTTGTTACTTTTAGCGATGATTGTGTTTTGTTTTATAATGCAAAACATGAAATCAAAAAGTTTATGAATAGTCATTTATCGGCGGATGCGGAGGTTTACCCGGAGGGTGAGGGTGAGGGTGAAGAAGAAGATCCATTTTATCAACACAATATACATCATCGATTTGTTTATAATGAAAATGTAGACGACAACGATGTTTATAATGACGACGACGATGATGAATCTGATTGATGATTTTTATCAATGAATCTTAGCGATGATTTTAGCGATAAACCTTAGTGATGAATTTTAGCGATAAACCTTAGTGATGAATTTTAGCGATAAACCTTAGTGATAAATATATTTAGGAAAAACTTTCGCATACGCTTTTCAAGATAAATATGCTTTACGCATACGCTTTACCCGAGATAAATATGCGATAAATTCACCGAGATAAATATGCCCGCTGGCCGGCCTAAAAAACTTTAGAGTAAAACAGAAAAATTATCCGAAATAATAATGCTGGTAAAAAATCCCGAAAAAAATTACTTTCGATAATATATACATTTAGGAAAATTCGGAAAATCGCCAATGTTTTTTTGTGAAAAATGTAATTACACCACGGAAAAACATTCGTCCTATTCACAACATTTAAAAAGTGGACTTCACATAAATGGAAAAAGAAAAGAACGATCAGATAAACAATCCTTTCTTTGTAACATTTGTCAATACAAAACAGATTCTACAAAAAATTTATTATCCCATCAATTGAACAATCATTCAACAAAAGAAGAACGCCAACAAAAATACTCTTATTACTGTGAAATTTGCGATTTCGGAATTTTTGCAAAATCTCTTTATGAAAAACATTGTCAAAGTAAAAAACATGTTTCAAAAATCAATGCGAAGCTTGAACGAATCGATATATCCATGAACCCTTCCACTTCTGATATTTCATTGATCAACACTCCATTTAACCCTTGTTTTGAAACAACATTAGCTCAACAATTTTGATATCAATGAAAAAACCATTGGTATAAAATCCAAAATTATTTTGTATCCCTATTTTATAAAATCTCATCATGAGTGGCAACTGGTTAGATCTCTCCGGAACTTCTAACCGTTACATACAGATGTATGTAAAAGGCTTTGTAGATATGAGTGGTGGTAATTTAATGTTACGAAACAACAATGTTGTTGTCAATCAAGGTGGTTTAATTATAGGTAATACATTAACTACAGTTCTACCAGTATTAGCAACAAGTGTAGGTTCATTATGGGCACAAGCACAAATCGGTTCATCTACAAATTACAACGGCAATTTTTCAAGTACAGCCATTTCAGGAATATATGCAATCGCAGCACAAAATGGTGGTCAAGTGTTCATATCATCCAATTATGGTATAGGTTGGATACCAGTCACACCCAATGGTTCAGGCACCGTTTCTTATTATGGTTATCCAATATCTTATGCTGGTTTACAAACAAATTTAGCTTATAACTCAGTCGCAACAAATGGGCAATACATGTTAGCATCCGTGCAAAATAATGCAGTATACATGTCAACCAACTATGGTGTCACCTGGGGTGTTACAACCGTTCCAAGGGATGCATACACGAGTATGGCAATTTCCGCACCTTATATGATAATCACAGGTTCACCAGGAAACATGTATATATCTTCCAATTATGGTGCTTCATGGACACAACAAGTGCAATCCGCCGGAATCGGTATTCCTATTGGAAATGTATTCTCGATTGCAACTGCTGGACAATATTCAATACTTTCTTTATCCAGTGGTGGTGCATATATTTCATCCAATTATGGTCATGATTGGGGAAGTGTTACAGGTTTATCCAATACAACCGTTTATTCTAGTTTTGCTATTTCTTCTTCAGGACAATATATGTTAGCAACCGTCAATGGTGGATCTGTTTATTTATCAAATAACTACGGAAGTAGTTGGGCAGTTCCAACGGATCCAAATTTATTAACAAATGGGTCATATATTGCATCGTCCATTACAGGTACTACGATGGTAGTATCCACGAATGGTTCTGCAACACCAGATTATGGAGGTTATGTATACATTTCTAACAATAATGGCGTTAACTGGACTCCTGTTCAACAAGGTCTTATCGTTTCATTAATGCCAAATTTTACAAGTATTGCAACATCGGGACAATATTCAATAGGCTGTTTAACAAGCGGATCTGCAGTAGCTACACCTGGCGTATATATAGCAACCAACTATGGTATTGGGTGGTCGTTGGTCACCGGTCTTTCCACTGCATTCAATTATTCTAGTGTTGCTGTCAATACATCTTATATGATGGCAACTGTTAATGGAGGATATAGTTATATATCTACAAATTACGGTGCAAATTGGGGGTATGGTATACAAGCAAGTGGAGGTGTCGGGTTGGCT